TCAGCGACGGGGCGGAACGCTGCCGGAACCTGAAGCGCGAAACGGGGGGCGAATCCGGAGCGGGATCCGGGGCAGAATCGGGGGGTGAATCGGGGGGCGAATCGAGCCTACCGGCAAATTCTGCCGGTAGGGCCTACCGGCAACCAGACGCCGAGCCTACCGGCAACCAGACGCAAAGCCTACCGGCAACCAGTTCCGGTAGGTCTTTATATATACCTCCCATAGATCCTCCCATTACCGCCCTTGAGAGAGAGGGCGCGCGCGCGGTCGGGCAGGAAGGGCAGGACCAGAACGCCGACGGGGACGCTGCCGACGATACGAGCGGGGCAGCCGACGATCCGCAGACGGCGGCGTTTCGGAAGCGCGTCCAACGGCTTTGCTCGGGGCGCGGGTTCGTCGCCGGAGCATGGGCGGATTGGGACACGACCTCGCTGCGCTGGATCGCCAAGCAGTTCGCTGCGCTGTCGCTGGCCGACCGTGAGGCTGCCGAGCGCTGGCGCGACGCCTACCTCCTCGACATCGCCGATCGCGGCAAGAAGCCGATGCCGATCGGCGTGTTCCTGCGGGACAGGGCGTGGGACGGGCTCGATCCGGCGATCATGCGGCGGCTCGAGGCGCGCAAGGCGGCAAGCGCCAGGCCCGAGGAACAGGCAAAGCCCGATGGCTGGGCGGCGATGGCGGGCCCCGTCGGCATGGCGAAGCTCTTCGCGGACCTGCTGGCGGGACCGAGCGACGAGGCAGCGGCGGCGCGTCTGCGTGAACGGCCTCTCTTGTCGGACCCGGCATTGCGGGCGGCATGGGAGCGGGTGTGGCAATGGCGAGCGCTGCGCAGCCAAAAGGGCGGCGCCGTGTTCGGCGAGCGCTGGCATGGGCTGAAGGCGGCGATGGAGCCGATACCTGTGACAAGCGCGGTGCTCGCGGCGTGGCGGGAGGCGTTCGCGGCGCGGGGCTGGCCGTGGCTGCCCGACTTCGAGCGCGGCGAGGTGTTCTACGCGCCAAAGGGCGGACCGGCGGGCTTAGGCGAATTCGAGGCGGCGATCAGGGGCGGAAGCGATGCGGAGAGGGCGGAAAGCTATGACCAGGCATGTTGATCCTGCCGAGCTGGGCGATGATGCGGAGCGGCTGCGGATGCAGTCGGTGGAGCGCTGGCGGATGACGCGGCGCTCCGAAGCGCTGCTTGCGGCGGCGGGCATGAGCCTCGACGACGTGCGCTGGTATGTGCTGTCGGTGAGCGTCGGGCATGAGAAAGCTGTGGAAAAGGCGCTTGCCGAGGCGGGCGTTCCGCACTGGCTGCCGACATGCAAAATCAAATCCGGCCGACGCAGGGGAGCAGGAAGCGGGCCGCGTCCCGAGCGGATCGTCGTCGCGTTTCCGGGCTATGTGCTCGTCAGGATCGCATGGTGTCCGGAGCATTGGGCGGCGATCCGCACCGTCGAAGGTGTGCGCGGCCTGCTGTCCTCGGGCGGACTGCCATGCGCCGTGCCTGACGCTATGGTCCTCAAATTGCAGCAGGATCTCAAGCACGACGATAAGCTGAAGGCGAAGGTCGCAGGAGCGCTGGAGGCTGGCGACAGCGTCGTTGTCAATGACGGTCCGTTCGCGGGGTGGCTGGCGCGTTTGACGTCGCTCGACGAAAACCGCGGCGTCGTCGAACTCGACATTTTGGGACGCGTGACGCCTGTGGACATGGACCTTGCAAGCCTGAAGCGACTCGGCTAGCCGATTCCACCCAGGACGAGCCGTGCTTGTGTCGCACTCCTCCCTCGCGGAGTTGGAAGCGCCGGCGGCCCCAGGCAGGACAGAGGCGACAGCGCCGACAGTCTTCGCCGCGATGGATCCCTATGCACCGAGTGGACCGATGAGTACGAGCGCAGCGCCATGGCGCGCTTGGTACAAGACGGCGCGCTGGCAGAAGCTGCGCCAGCGTATCCTTTTGCGCGACAGATACATTTGCCAAAAGACGGGCGTGCTGCTGATCGGCAAACATCCGGCGCCGAACAGCCCGGTGATCCATCACGACAAGGAACATCGCGGCAACGAAGCGCTGTTCTGGGACGAGACGAACCTCATTGCCGTGTCGAAGGAATGGCACGACCGCGAGGCGCAGATTGCAGAGCAGGCGACGCTTGACCAACGCGGGGTCTGGTATTGAGCCACGTGTCGCGCGGCGCACATGGTGGCAGGGCATGGGGGGGGAGGCAAATCTCTGGAGGGGTCGCTCGCGCGGACCCGCGTCCCCCTCAGTTGGAGATTTTTTTTTGATGGAACCGAATTTTGATCTGTTCGGCCATCCGGTCCGCGATGGTTTTGGGAAGCGGGGTCGTCCCCCTTTCGAACCGCGAGAGAAAGAACGCAACAGAGTCAAGCTGTTGCTGGCCCTCGGATGGTCCAATACGCGGATCGCCAATGCGGTCGGCGTCTCGCTTGCGACGCTGAAGCGATATTTTAGAGCCGAGATGAAAGAGCGCCTGGCCATGCGCGACAGGCTCGATGCCAGGCGTATCGAGATCGCGATGGAGCAGGCAAACGCGGGCAACATCGCGGCGCTGAAGGAGCTCGGTGCGATGATCGAGCGCAACGACCGGATGACGATCGAAGCTTCGCTCGGCGAAAAGCAGCCCGGCGACCGGAACGCCAAGCCGGGCAAGAAGGAAATCGACCGGCAACGCGCGATGGCGGCCGACGAAGACCTGATGTCGGAACTCGAGGTCGAAGGTGCGCGCGTCGGCGGCCATGATGCCGGACACTGCTAAAGCACTGCCGCGTTTCGCCTGCCCGGACTGGTGGGAGCGGATCAGGTCCGGCCGCGTTCCGATGGCCGACGTCCCGGTCAACGAGGCGCGTGCGGTCAAGGCGCTGGCCTTCTTCAACCGTCTTCGTCTGCCGGACGTCCCGGGCACCCCCACGATGGCCGAGGCATGCGGCGACTGGTTCCGCGACATGCTCGTGGCCTTTCTCGCCAGCGAGGATCCGGAGACCAAGCAGCGGCTCGTCTGGGAGCTGCTGTGCATGATCCCGAAAAAAAATTCGAAAACGACGTATGTCGCCGGGCTCGGACTAACCGCGCTGTTCATGGAAGAGGCACCTAACCGCCAGATGCTGATCGTCGCGCCAAGCCAGAACATCTCGCAGCGATGCTTCGATCAGGCGCAGGGAATGATTCGTCTCGATGAAAAGCTGAAGGCGATTTTCCACGTCCAGGACAATTTGAAGCGCGTGACGCGGCACAAGACGGGCACGGCGATCGATGTAAAGACCTTCGATACGTCGATTGTCACCGGCGAGATCCCCGTGCTGACGATCGTCGATGAGGTGCATGAGCTTGGCAAAAAGGCAAAGGCGCCTGCTGTGATGCAGCAGATCCGCGGTGGCGGCATCACGAGGCAGGGCGGCCAATTGCTGATGATCACGACCCAGTCCGACGAACAGCCTGCCGGCATCTGGAAATCGGAACTGAAGAAGGCGAGGGCGATCCGCGACGGAAAGGGCGGCGCGTCGCCGATCATGCTGCCGGTGCTATATGAGTTCCCGGAAGACCGCCAGCGCGACGAAGCGTTCTGGCGCGACCGCAAGAACTGGCCGCTTCTGCTGCCGAATCTCGGCCGTTCGATCGATATGGAACGGCTGCTCGCCGATTATGAGAACAACGGGCGCGTCAGCAAGGAAGCCGAGCAGATCTGGGCGAGCCAGCATCTCAATATTGAGATAGGCGTCGGCCTCGGCGACGACAGCTGGCGCGGTGCCGACTATTGGCCGCTGCGTGCCGATCCGACACTTGCCTCGCTGGATGACCTGATGGCGCGCTGCGATGTGGCGGTGCTTGGCGCAGATGGCGGCGGCCTCGATGATCTTTTCGGCGTGTGCGTGATCGGCCGGGAAAAGGTGACGCGGCGCTGGCTGGTATGGTGCCATGCCTTCGCCCATCCGAAGGTGCTCGAGATCCGGCCTGAGATCGCCTCGAGGCTGAAGGATTTCGAAGAGGAAGGTTCGCTGAGCTTTTGCGAGGTCAGCGAATATGTCACCCGGATCGCGGCGATTGCCGCTCGGCTGCGCGAGGCGGGGCTGCTGCCGGAAAAGAACGCCATCGGTTTCGATCCGAACAATATTGCGGCCTTCGTCGACGCGATGGCGATCGAAGGTATCGATGGAGCAATGCTGCACCGGCTGCGCCAGGGCCCGGCGCTGTCTCCCGCCCTTTGGGGCCTCGAGCACAAACTCTCGGATGGAACGATCAGCCACGACGGATCGGCCATGATGGCCTGGGTCGTCGGCAACGTGAAGATCGAGGTCAAGGGCAACGGAAACATGGCGACGAAGCAGGCAGCCGGCCGCGCCAAGATCGATCCGGCGATAGCGATGTTCTGCGCCGCGATCCTGATGAGCTGGAATCCGGAAGGGGTCGCCAAGACCTCCATCTACGCGACCGAAAAAGTCGCGTTCGTCTAGGGATGACATGATGGGACTTTTCGACTGGTTCCGCGGCGGTGACAGAACGCCGGCGCCGCAGGCTGCCACGCAAAGCCCGTCTGGTGGTCGCGTCATCGCCAATTCATGGGAGCTTGACGAGTTCCTGCGCGGCCAGGATGGCGCGTCCTGGTCCGGACAGCAGGTCAACGCCACGACTGCCATGAAGGTGGCGGCGGTCTATGCGTGCGTGCGGATCATTTCAGGAGCCGTCGCGACGCTGCCTTTGCACGTCAAGCGCAGGATCGATGCCCGGACGCGGGAGGACGCCTCGGACTCGCAACTGTGGCAGCTCGTGCGCCGCAAGCCCAATCGCTGGCAGACGCCCAGCCAGTTTCGCCGAATGATGCAGGCCCACGTGCTGCTGCGCGGCAACGGCGTTGCCCTGAAGGTGCCAGGGACAAGGGGCGTGCAGGAGCTAATCCCGCTACACCCTGACAGGGTGAGGATCGAACAGAACCCCGACCTGACGCTCAAGTTCACGTGGACCCGCACGGATGGGACCAGCCAGGTCTTCCGGCAGAACGAGGTGTTGCATCTCGCGGGCCTTACGCTCGACGGAATTACCGGCGTCACGCCAATCACCTATGCCCGCGAGACGATTGGGCTGGCGCTGGCCGAGGAACGCCACGGCGCAACGCAGTTCAAGAACGGGCTGAATGTCGGCGGCTACCTGAAATCGGACAAGAGGCTCGGGCCGGAAGGCCGGTCGAATCTGCGCGAGGCAATGGATGATTTCCGCATGGGCGGCGATCGTGCCGGCGCGTGGATGGTCCTCGAGGACGGAATCACCGCCGAACGGCTGACGATGACGGCCGACGATGCGCAGTGGATCGAAAGCCGCAAGTTTTCCCGGTCGGATATCGCCATGTTCTTCGGTGTGCCGCCGCACATGATCGGCGACACCGACAAGTCGACCAGCTGGGGCACCGGCATCGAGCAGCAGTCTCTGGGTTTTGTCGCCTATACGCTCGAAGATCACCTGACGATGTGGGAGGAGGCGGGCAACCGCGATCTGATCCCGCAGACGGATGCCGAGCTCTATTTCCGTTTCAATCGGGCCGCGCTGGTGCGTGGCGACATCAAGACCCGTTGGGCAGCGCATGTCCAGGCGCTGCAATGGGGTGTCGTCAGTCCAAACGAGATCCGCGCGGTGGAAGACATGAACCCTCGCGAAGGCGGCGACATCTTCTATCCGCCGCCGAACACGGCTGGCAAATCTGCATCGGACCCGCAGGGAGGTCAGAATGACCCTTCGCAAGCTTCCTGAAGCAAAGGCGCTCGCAGCACCGCAGGGCTATTCGTGGGACGTGCCTTCGGATGCGCTGGCGCGGTGGACGGAATTTTCGGCCGATGCCGGAAAGTCGGATGCGAACACGATCACGATCTATGACGTGATCGGCGAGGATATGTGGACCGGCGGCGGCTTCACGGCGCAGCGCATGAACGCGGCGCTGCGCTCGATCGGCAATGCCGATGTGACGGTCAAGATCAACTCGCCCGGCGGCAGCGTCTTCGAGGGCCTGACGATCTACAATCAGCTTGTCCAGCACCAGGGCAAGGTGACAATCGAGGTCATGGGCATTGCTGCCTCCGCAGCCTCGATCATCGCGATGGCCGGCGACCAGATCAATATGGGTCTTGGCACCTTCATCATGATCCATAACGCCTGGGGCGTGGTGATCGGAAACCGTCACGACCTGACGGACGCGGCGCAGACGCTCGGCCAGATCGATGCGGCCATGACGGACATCTATGAGGCCCGCACCGGCCAGAAGCGGGCGGACATCACGGCGCTGATGGATGCAGAGACCTTCCTGACGGCAAAGGACGCCGTAGCGAAGGGCTTTGCGGACGCCGTGACCGAGGCTCCGAAGAATGAAGGGGGAGCGAGCGCTCGCTTGCGCCCGGAGATCGCCGCGAAGCGGCAACTGGATGCGCTCCTCGCGCAGCAAGGCGTTCCGCGTTCCGAGCGGCGCCGGATGCTCGAGGCGGCAGCAGGGGGCATGCGCGACGCTGTCCCGACGGACATGCGCGACGCTGTCCTCGACCAAGCCGCCGTGGCGCGGCTGATTGAAACAATTCGCTCATAGGAGATGATGATGAGCACCCATCTCAAGGCCCGCGCTCGCGGGTTGGTCGGCGTTCGCGCGGATAGCACCGATCCGACCAAGATCCTGACCGAGCTTCAGCGCACGTTCGAAGCCTTCAAGGCCGAGAATGAGGAGAAACTGAAGGAGGTCAAGGCAGGTTTCAATGATGTCGTGAAGACCGAGAAGGTCGAGCGCATCAATGCCGATATCACGAAACTTCAGTCTGCGCTCGACGATGTCAACGCGGCACTTGCGGCCGCGCGCGTCGGAGGCCAGAACGGCACCGAAAGCGATCCCGACAAGATCGAGCATGCCAAGGCTTTCCGCACCTGGTTCCGCAAGGGTCGGGAGGAGAACGCGCTGCGCGAGCTCGAGGTCAAGGCGGCGGTCACATCCTCCTCGGATCCCGACGGCGGCTATGTCGTTCCGGAGCAGGAAGAGAGCGCGATCGATCGCGTGCTGATGACCGTGTCGAGCATGCGCAACATCGCCCAGGTGATGCCCATCTCGACGAACCTCTACAAGAAGCTCGTCGGGCAGGGCGGAGCCGGTTACGGGTGGGTTGGCGAAAAGGCCGCGCGACCGGAAACGGCAACGCCGACGCTGCGCGAACTCGTCTTCGAGACGATGGAGGTCTACGCCAACCCGGCTGCAACGCAGAACACGCTCGACGACGCCCGCATCAACATCGCGGACTGGCTTTCGAGCGAGGTGGGAATCATCTTCGCCGAACAGGAGGGGGCGGCCTTCGTCACCGGTGACGGCGTGAACAAGCCGCGCGGCATCCTCGGCTACGACACCGTCGCCGATGATTCCTATGCCTGGGGCAAGATCGGCTACAAGGTGTCCGGCGTCGCCGCCGCGCTCAGCGATGGCTCACATAATGGCGCGGACGCGATGATCGATCTCATCTATGCGCTCAAGCAGGGCTATCGCCAGAATGCCGGTTTCATCATGAACCGGTTCACGCAGGGCACGGTGCGCAAGCTGAAGGACAGCTACGGCCAATATCTGTGGCAGCCCTCGTTGCAGGCAGGCCAGCCGGCAACGTTCGCGAGCTATCCGATCACCGATGACGACAACATGCCCGACATCGGAGCCAACGCCTTCCCGATCGCCTTCGGCGATTTCAAACGCGGCTATCTGATCATCGACCGCCAGGGAGTGCGCGTCCTGCGCGATCCCTACACCAACAAGCCCTACGTCCATTTCTACACGACCAAGCGCGTGGGTGGCGGCGTCCAGAACTTCGAAGCCTTCAAGCTCCTGAAGATCTCGACCTAAGGGCGATGACGAACCAGCGGGCGGCTCCGGCCGCCCGCCTCGTCCATCCATTCTCTCGAAAGGACCAGTCCGATGAAGGACGTTCATTCCGAATCCACATACGACATCCTGATCGGCGCAGCCACGTTGGCGGCCGACAATACGCCCGCTGCCGTCGATCTTCAGGGCTATGCAGGCGCCGAGGTCGTGCTCGCGATCGGCGCTGGCGGCATAACGTTCAGCGACACCAACAAGATCGAGTTCGTGCTCACGCATTCCGACGACGACAGCACCTATACCAACGTCACCGATGCCGACATGCTGGGCGTCTCGGGCATTTCGAACGGCATCATCAAGTCGCTGACCTCCGCCCATGCCGCCGCGACGGTGTCGCGCTTCGGCTATATCGGCGGCAAGCGTTACCTCAAGCTCCTCGCCGACTTTTCCGGCACGCACGGGACCGGAACCCCGATCGCCGCGCTCTGCGAGAAGGAATACGGCTACGACAATCCGCAGGCGGACCAGGCCTGATAGGGCTTCCGGTTGAGCCGAACGGGCGGCTCGACAGCCGCCCGTCTTCCGCAATTTGAGAAGGAACGATGCCATGCAGGCGAAGGTGATCAGGGAATTCAAAGGCCGGCAGGATCATGAAGCGGTGACGCGGACCTTTCGCAAGGACGACATCATCGAAGGCGAGCTCGCCACGGTGGCTGTGCGCGAGAAGTGGGCCATCGAGATCAAGCCGGAGAGGGCCGAAACCAGGAGGGAAGCCGACGATGCGGCTGCCAGGGCCGCAGCCGAGGCAAAAGCGAAGGACGAGGCCGACAAGAAGGCGGCCGAAGACGCGGCGAAGAAGGCCGAATAATCCATGCTCCGTCCTGTTCTCGTCGCCGCGCCAGCGAAGCCTGTCGTCACGACGGCGGAGATCAAGGCGCAGGTCGTCGCCGCGGATTTCTTCGATGACGACGTTGTGCTCGACCGCCTCGTTGCGGCCGCGACCGCTCATCTGGACGGCTGGACGGGCATTCTGGGGCGGTGCCTCATCAACCAGCAATGGCGGCAGGATTTCTGGTACTGGCCGACCTGCCGCTACATCAAGCTTCCCTTCCCGGACGTGTCAGTCGTCGAGATCGCCTATTATGACGCCGAGAACGTCAAGCAGATCGTGGATTCGTCGCTCTACGACCTCCTGCAGGACATTGACGGGTCGAACGTCTGGTTCAAGGACGCGTTCACCTATCCGACGATCTACTACAACCGCCGCGATGGGTTACAGATCACCATGACGGCCGGCTACGGGGCTGATTCCAGCGCGGTTCCAGAAGCGATCCGCCATGCGATCATGATGCTCGCGACCCACTGGTACGGGAATCGCAGTGCTGTCGAGGACGGCCGCAACAATGCGCCGCTGGAAGTGCCTCTCGGCGTTTCGATGCTGATCGAGCCTTATCGGCGGCAATCACTCTAGACTGTCCCAACCGGAGACCCCCACCATGGCCGACCTTACCATTACTGCGGCGAATGTCGTCGCCGGCTCGAATGCGATAATTGAAAAGGGCACCGCCGGCGCGACGATCACCGCCGGTCAGGCGGTCTATCTCGACAGCGCGACGGGGCGCTACAAGCTGGCCGACGACAATTCGGCGACGGCAGAAGTGCGCACCCCGCGCGGCATCGCGCTCAACGGCGCATCGGACGGCCAGCCGCTCGCCATCGTGCGCTCCGGCGACGTGACGATCGGCGCGACGATCGAGGCGGGCGTCGCCTATTACCTGTCGGGCACGGCGGGCGGGATCTGCCCGGTCGCGGACGTCGCCTCGGGCGATTATCCGGCGATCATCGGCATGGGCAAGTCGACGAGCGTCCTGACCGTCGACATCCAGGCGCCTGGCGTGGCGCTCGCCTGATGGTGTGGGTGACCTTCACGCGCGACTTCGATTTCTCGCCCGAGGCGATGGGCGGGCGGGTGACGGTCGCCTACAAGGCCGGAATGACGAAGAACGTCACGCGCGAATGCGCGGCCAAGGCGCTCGCCTCCGGGCGGATCGAGCAGGAGGCGGCGGAAGACGTGGGCGGCGAAGAAGAAGCGGGTGGCGATGCGGGCCGGTGAGCTCATCCACGGCGTCGCCTTCGACAGCCCGGTTGAGGCGGCCGACGGCTATGGCGGCACGACGCTCGGTTGGCAGGAGCAGTTTTCCTGCCGCGCCGGATTCGTGCATCTGCGCGGCGGCGAGACGGTCATGGCGGCGAGGCTGGCCGGCAAGCATCAACAGATCGTCACGGTCCGTTCCTCTGCCGCCTCGCGCGCGGTGACGACGGACTGGCGGGTGCGCGACACGCGCACCGGCGACATCTTCAACATCCGCGACGTGACGCCGTCGGACGACCGGCTTTCGATCGATTTCCTCTGCGAAAAGGGCGTGGCGACGTGAATATCGAGGGCAAGGACAGGCTGCGTCAAAAGCTGCTCGCCATGCCGAAGGTCGCGCGCGCGCAGATCCACGATGCGCTCGATGTTTCGGCTTCCGAGATGGCGGAAACGGCCCGTAACTTCGCGCCGAAGAAGACCGGCGCGCTGGCGGCCTCGATCGGTTACACCTTCGGCGACTACAAGCCCGAGAACGCCAATGTGCGCACCTTCGGCGGCGGCAGCAATGTCGGCGATCCCGACCTGATGGTGACGATCCACGCCGGCAGCGCCAGGGCCTGGTATGCGGCGCTGGTCGAGTTCGGCACGGCTCCGCATGAGCAACCGAACAATCCGCGCGTCGGCTATCACCATCCGGGCGCGACGGCACGGCCCTATTTCTTCCCCGCCTACCGGCTGACGCGCAAGCGGGTCAAAAGCCGCATCACGCGGGCCACCACGAAGGCCGCGAAGGCCGTGGCGGCAGGACAGTCATGATCGGGGCGCAGCTGCAGAAGGCGCTGTTCGATGCGCTGACGGCGGCCGATGTCGCCGGCGGGCGCGTCTATGACAATCCGCCGCCGAGCGCGGCCTTCCCCTATGTGACGATCGGCGACGAACAGACCATTCCCGACGAATTCGACTGCGGCGCGGGGTTCGAGATCTATCCGGACGTTCATATCTGGTCACATCCGGCGAACGGTTCAAAGGCGGAGATCAAGGGCCTCGTCGCCGACGCCGCGGCGGCCATCCTCGCCATATCGGCCGTGAGCGGCTTTTCCGTCGTCTCGTGCCGCCTCGATACGAGCCGCGTCCTGCGCGATCCCGACGGCATCACAGAGCACGCGGTGCTCACCTTCCTCTTCGTTCTCGACGAAGCCTAACCCTCGACAGGAGAAACGTCATGACCGCTGTCCCGCGCGTAACAGGGTCGAAGCTGCTCGTCAAAATCGGCGACGGCGGCAGCCCGGAAACCTTCGCCCACGACTGCCTGATCAACACCAGTCGCGGCATCCAGTTCCAGTCCGACACCAACCAGGTGATCATGCCGGACTGCGACAACCCCGACGATCCCGCCTGGAAGTCGGTGCAGAAGGACGGGCTTTCGGCGACGATCTCCGGCGCCGGCATGCTCTACACCGCTTCGGTGAAGGACTGGTTCGACTGGTTCAACTCCGACAATGCGAAGAACATCCAGGTCGCCATCAACGTCGCCCTGGCGAGCGGCGGTGGCTACTGGTCCGGTGCGTTCAAGCTCTCGGATTTCCAGGTGCAGGCGGGCGGCAACAAGGAAGTCGCCGAGGTCACGGTGACGCTCGTCTCCGACGGCGCGCTGACCTGGACCGACGCCGCCGCATGAACCGGCATGGCGCGATCGAGCTCGATTGGGCGGATGGAACCTTCGCTTTCCGCCTGTCGATCGCCGGTATCGAGGAGCTCGAGGAAAAGACCGGGAAATCGGTCTTCGATCTTGCGGGGCGGGCAAGCCCGATGGTGCGCGACATGCGCGTTCGCGAGATTTCCGAGACGATCCGCATCGGCCTGATCGGCGGCGGCATGGCGCCCGGTGAGGCGCTTGCCAAGGTGCGTCGCTATGTCGATGAGCGGCCGCTCGACGAAAGCCGCGACGTCGCTCATGCCGTCCTCCTGATGGGGCTGACGCGCGTTCATGGCGAGGATCTGGCAGTGGGGGAAGCCGGGGCGCCGGAGGCGGACCAGAACGGCTCGACTTCGGCGCCATCTATGGAGGGGCAGCCCTGATGGGCGTCCACAATGTCGGCGATCTCTCGCTCGGCCAGTGGACGGCGATCTGCCGGCACTGGGCGCGCGCGCATGCGGACGGGACAAAGGTCGAGCCGCCGAGCCGCGAGGAATTCGAGGCGGCGGTTCTCGCCTCAAGGGGAGTGATCGATGGCTGAAGCGGTCGACGTCCAGCGCCTCGTGGCGGTCCTCGAGGCGAGGCTGGACAAATACGAGAAGGGCCTGGCGAAGGCGTTGAAGCTGGGCGACGACACATTCACCAAGATCGAGACGCGCGGCCACCTGATGGAGACGCGGCTTGCCGGGCTTGGCAAGAACGTCTCGATCGGCCTCGACTCGACCCGGATCATGGCGTTGCAGCATTCCATGCGCGGCTTTACGGAGATGGTCGCACAGGGTGTTTCGCCGCTGCGGGCGCTGACCATGGAAATGAACAACCTGTCTTATGTGGCAACGGGCCCGGGCGGGTTGAAAGCCGTCTTCAATACGATCAAGGGAATCGGCGCGGGCGTATTCGGTCCACTGATCGCCGAGGCCGGCCCGGTGGCGATTGCCTTTGCCGGCGTCACGGCAGCGGCCGTCGGGCTTTGGGCCGTCTTCTCAAGCCGCGGCGAAATCTCGGCCGAAGAAGCGCTGAAGCGGCAGAAGGCCTATATCGACGCGCTGGCGGAGGCCTATCCGAACGCCGCGAAGGAGGCAAAGGCCTATATAGCCGAGATCGCCAAGCTCTCCGACGCGCAGTTGACGCTGCTCGGCGACAAGTCACTTGCCGGCCAGAAGTCGCAACTGGATCAGCTCGGTCGACAAATTGACGACATCGTGCGCCGTTTCACGGTGCAGGATAATCCGATAGCAAATGCACTCGCATCGCATTACGGGCCGGGAGCGCTCTTCGGCGATGCCGGAAAGCAAGTGCAGGATCTGGTTGCGCAGTTCGATGCCGGAACCATCTCGGCCAAAGACCTGGCCAAGGCGATGGCTGAAATCCAGCTTGATCCTGACACGCCGCGCGCTGTGTCCGCCGTGGCGGAAAAGATCATGCTCCTCGCTCAGCAGGGAGCCATTGCAGCCGGAACCATCGCCTCGATCAACAACGAGCTTTCGCGCCTTGCCGCGCCTCCTGGCACGCAGGGGCGGGGCTTTTCGGTCGAAGAACTGCTGGGGCCGCAGGGCTATACTGATCTCACCAAGGCGCTGAAGAAGCAGGCGAGCGACCTCACATCGACGCGCACGCCGCATGTGCCGAAGACCAACGCCTACAAGTCCGAAATCCAGTCGATCGAGGAGCGGACGGCGGTGCTCAACGCCGAAACACATGCGCAAGCGGGCATCAATCCGTTGGTTGACGATTACGGCTATGCCCTGAGCCGGGCAAAGGCCGAACAGGAATTGCTGTCGGCGGCGCAGAAGGCGGGAATCACTTTGACGCCCGCCATGCGCGAACAGATCGCCGGCCTTGCCGACGGTTACGCGCAGGCCTCGGCCAATGCCGAAAAGCTCGCCGAGAGCCAGGACAAGGCGCGGCAGGCGGCCGAGGAAATGCGCAGCCTGGAGAAGGACGTCTTCACCGGCATCATCGACGATCTCAGGCAGGGCAAGAGCGCCGGTGACATCCTCGTCGACGTGCTCGATAAGATCGCATCCAAGTTCGAGGACATCCTCGCCAACGCGCTTTTCAGCCCGCAGAGCAGCTTTGGCTTTAGCGACATTCTGTCTTTCTTCACCGGCGCCGGGAGTAGCCAGTCACAGACCGGCGGCGTCTTCGGGCTCTATCATTCAGGTGGCGTCGCCGGCAATCCTTCGCAGACGAGGTCTGTCTCGCCGTCCATCTTTGCCGGGGCGCCGCGCTACCATTCTGGCGGTGTGGCTGGACTGCGGCCCGGGGAAGTTCCGGCGATCCTGCAGCGCGGCGAGGTCATCATCCCGAATGGCGGCAAAGCGCGCACGGCCGGGAGTGACGGCGGCACGACGGTTCAGGTGATCAACAACGGCTCGATCCAGTCTCGCACGGAACGCAGCAGGGGCCCGGACGGGCGGGAGATGGTGAAGATCATCAACTCGACCGTCAACGATCACATCGCGAGCGGCGGCGCCGACAAGGTGCTCTCTTCTCGGTTCGGGGTAAGGCCTGCGGGTATCACTCGCTAGATGCAGGCAGGGATCTTTGTGACGAACCCGCTCATGCTGCGCACCGCAAACACCTCCACCTTGGTGCCGCCCTCGGCAAGAGCTGTCAGGCGCACGAAATATGGATCGGCCCCTTCCACCACAGTTTGCATGGGCTGGATCTCATATTGATGACCGGGTGATGTGGTCATCAGCGCGTGAGTGGTCGCCGCATCGCCTGGAAGTACCGGTTTCATCTGCTCATTCATGATTGGAATGATGCACGCGGCGATCTGATCGACCGTTTTTTGTGACGTCCATGTCTGTCGCGGGGGCATGTCTGTTGCATCGTTCCACGAGGCGCATCCGACAAGCCCCATCAGCCCAATCAGCCCGATTACAGTCTCTTTCACTTGCCCCTCCCAAGTTGAGGGCGCGACGCTATCATGGACAGGACGCCATAGCCAATGAGCACGCCGGTCTGGCCTGACACCCTTCCGCGTTGCATCCGCCCTGACGCGCCGTTCAACGAGCAGCCTGTTGCACAGAGGGTCTCATTTCCGTCCGATATTGGCCCCCCGATTGAGCGCGCCAAGTCGAGCATTCGGGTGCGATCGATTGATGTCAGCTGGCTCATGACCCCAGACCAGGTGCGGTTCCTCGAGGATTTCGTCTTTGACACACTTGGCCAGGCGACATCCGAGTTCCTGTTTCTGCATCCGCGAACGCTGACGATGGTCCGAGCGCGGTTTGAGGGTGATCCGCCCTACAGATCAGAGCGGATTATGCGCGGCAAGTTTTCAGTGGCGGCTACGTTGATGGTGATCGGCTGATGGCGCGCACGATCCCGGTAGTCACGCGCAAGAGCCTGGAGGAAGCATCCTCCGGCGACCCGGTGCTACTCTTTGCGACGATCTCGCACCGCGATCTGGTCGAGGACATCACCCTGGTCCTCGACGGCGCCGACTATGTGCTCGATGGGATAACCTACAGCAAGTCCTGGTTCGAACTCGATCTGATCTCCGACGACGATCAGCCGCCGACGGCGCAGTTCACCTTCCCGAATGTCGACCGGGTCGCGTTCGGGATGCTGTCCGGGGTCACCTATCCGGCGCGCGTGTCCTTCAAATTGATCGCGGCGAGCAACTTCGACCTGACGGTCGACCCTCGCACAGTGCTTTCGGCCGTGACGGTGGAGACTATCTATTCCGCCGATCTTCTGTTCCTGACCGACATCACCATCGACGCCATGCAAGTGCAGGGAACTTTGCGCGGCTTCGACTATCGACAAGAGGTCTGGCCGAGCCGCAGGGCGACGCAGGATCTGCTGCCCGGAGTGTTCATGCGATGAGCGAGGGCACGGCGCAGATCCGGGGCTATGTGGGTATTCCGTTCGTGGATGGCGGTCGCACGATCGCCGGATGCGACTGCTGGGGACTGGTGCGCCTGGTCCACGAACGCGAAGCGGGGATCGAATTGCCGGACTATGGCGAGATCGGCGCGTTCGAGCTCGCCGTCGTCGCGCGCCATATGCGCTACGACGCCGATGCCGATCCTTGGGTGAAGGTAAGTAACCTGCCGCGCCGGACCTTCGACGTCGTGGTCATGCGCCGCTTTGGCGATCACGGCAGGGCACCAATCCACGTCGGCATTATGGTTTCGGACAGGCACATGCTGCACGTCGAAAACCCTGCCGATAGCCATCTCGTGACGCTCGAGCATCCGACCGTCAAGCCTCGCATCCTCGAAGTCTATCGCCACCGGAGGCTCGCGTGACCAAGGCGCTCGCAATGCAAGAGCACGTCGGCGCCCTATGGCGCCCGCCGTTCTCCGACAAGCGGCCGGTCCTGCATCTGTTCAAGCCGGGCAAGTCGATTGCCGAGATGGTTGCCGAGACCCCGGGACTTCCTCCGGATTTCGCGAAGCGTGGCGAGGTGCTGCTCGGCGAGGCTCCGCTGGTCCGCCGTTTCTGGTCACGCATTCGCCTGAAGCCCGGCAAGCGGGTGACGTTCCACTATCCGCTCGCGGGCGGCGGCGGGAACGGATCGTCGGGCCGCAAATCGATCCTCAGCCTCGTGGTCTCTATCGCGGCGCTTGTAGCATCGGTTGCGGTGTTGGGAGGCGCAGCGGCGGGACTATTCGGTGCAGCATTCAAAGCCGGTACGATTGGCGCACGACTTCTTGCCGGCGGAATCTCTGTCGTAGGGGCATTGGCCGCCGGCGCGTTGACTCCACCGCCCGTGGCTCAGGGGAAATCCCGTCTCGATCAGACCAAGGGTCCGGCCTCTCTGTCAGGTAATGTGCTGGGCGCTGGGGCGCCCATTCCTGCGGTTATCGGCACGCGGCGTGTCTTCCCGCCGCTCGCCTGCCAGCCGCTGGTCGAACGGCTCAATGGCGACGAGATCGTCGAGGCAATCTTCGTGCTCGCCGGAGCGCACGATATCTCCGATATCCGGGTCGGTGACGCCGCGATCGAAGACGCCAACGATATCGCCTATGAGGTCAAAAACGGCTTCGGCGACGACGAGCGCATCGATCTCGTCCAGCGCTACGGCATCACGAAAACGCCGCAGATCGAGCTCTCCAGGCACAAGGTCACGGCCGACGACCAGTCGATCCTGTCCGACCAGAACAACCCGGCGAATTCGATCCCAGTCTGGCACTCGGTCCGGACCTCGGTGCAGGCGGCCGATGAGGTCTGGCTGCATTTCTCGCTGGCGGAAGGGCTGGGCGCGACGTCCGGGAGCACACGCTACGGCATCCCGATCCGCCTGCGCATGAGGACACCAGGCGGGGCCTCGTGGATCAACCTGCCGGAGATGCATTACTGGTCGAACGATCACAAGGAAATCCGCCTCTCCGTCCGGCTTGTCTGGGGCTCGGCGCCGGAAAGCGTCGCCTCCATTCCCGCGAATGAGGGATGGACGATCGCCTACAAGCACGTCGACGGCCAGTCCGCGCCGGCCTCGGATGCCTGGGACGCCGATTCCTCCTTCTCGAACGGGTCTGGGTCGGACGGGCTCTACAATTCGGTGGAGGCCTCCTCGAAGGTCAAGCGGATTGCGTTGGGTCGGTGGGAGGCGACGGTCTATCTCGATCCAAATGTGGTGACGCCCGGCGCCTATGAAATCGAGGTCAAGCGTGGGTGCGCCTACCAGACGAACAACTGGTCGAAGCCGAACTATACCTATTCGGGCACCCACGACGATCCGTTCTATTACGTCCTTTCGGGATCGACGGCGAAGGTCGACGAAACACTCGACGGCGTGCTCGACCGGCTGTTCCTCTTGAGGATATCGTCGGTCATCAACTCGCATCCCATGCCTACGCCGGGCAAACTCGCCGCGATCGCCATCAAGGCGACCAATCGCTCGGTCGATTCCCTGTCATGCCTTGCCTCCCGCTACGTCTATGATTGGGACGGGTCGGGCTGGAACACCTTCACGACCACCGACAATCCCGCCCCGCATCTGCGTGACATGTGGGTCGGGGGCCTCACGCCAGACGCCCTCCCGCTCGATCTTCTCGACGATACCAGCCTCGTCGACTGGCGGTCGGCCTGCGTGACGGCCGGCTACTCCTGCAACCTCGTCGTCGAAGGCGAAAACCTCACCGATGTCGAGGACAAGGTGACGGGCTGCGGCTATGCCCGGGCGCGCAAGTCGGAGACCTGGGGCGTCATCCGCGACTATGACCGCTCGGCCGACGATCCGCTGCAGGTGTTTACCCAGCGCAACTCCGCCGGCCTGCAGATGGCGAAGGCGTTTCCGCGGCTGCCCGACGCCTTCCGGGTGACTTGGTACGATGCCGCTCTCGATGATGCGGAACAGCAGACAATCGTCTGGCGGCCGACGGTCACGGATGAAGAAAAGGCCAACCCGCGGATCGAGGAAGTCACCTATGACGGGCTCGACAACGAGACGGACGCAACGGCGCGTGCGCTGTTCGATCTCAGGCAGGCGGAACTGCGCGCCGCCACATGGAGCTTTTCCGCGCCAGCCGAAGCGCTGAGGACCAGACGGGGCGACCTCATAGGGGTCAATCACGACACGATCAGCAAGACCAACACCTCGGCGCGGATCATCTCTGTGCAGGATGACGGGACCAATGTGACGGGCATCACGCTCGATTGCGCGGTGCCGATCTATGACGAGCCGGGCTGGTTTGAGACGACAGACTTTTTTGCGGTCACGGACATCTTCGACATGGGCCTGAAAAGCTCGGTTGGAGTGCGGCAATCCGATGGAAGCTTCACCGTCCACGCCTTGAGCAATTCGGCAGGTTCCACCGATGCGCTGACCTTCACGACGCCGGTGGCGATCGCGGCCGATCCCGATGACGGCGATCCGGTTATCCGGGCCGGGAACCTCGTCTATGTCGGCCAGGCGGGCAAGGAAGTCCGCCGGCTGATCATCAACTCCATCACTTACGACAAGGACATGGCGGCCTCGATCGAGGCGGTCGACGAAGCGCCCGAACTCTGGGCCGCGTGAGGATAAACGATGTCTCTCGACAGACTGATACCCACATCCGGAGTGAACGTCTCCGGCTCGACCATGGCCACCGATATCCAGGAGGAAATCACCGGCCTGTGGGACTATTCGCTGATCCCATTGACCAATGTCGCGGGAACCGCGAACGCCATCACGGCCGACGCCAGCCCGGCGCTCACGGCAGGAGTGGCGGATGGCATGATGTTCTGGCTGGACCCGGCCTCCGACAATGCGGCGGGCGGAACGACGCTCGCGATCGGCGGCGGTTCGGCAATCGCACTCGTCGATGACGACGGCAATGCGATCGGAGCGATTCTGAAGGCCGGCCGTGGCGTGATGCTCAGGGCCAAGGGCGGGAACCTGACCGTCTATAACTCCTCGAACATCCAGAAGGTGACGGACTATCAGACATTCACCGCGAACGGCACATGGAACAAGCCGACCGGAACGCCTGATGCGGCGCTGGTGATTGTCAAGGCATGGGGCGGCGGTGGCGGCGGCGGGTCCGGCAGCACCAAGTCGGGGGGCGGCGGCGGCGGCGAATACAAATACCGCATCATGCGGGCCGCAGACGTGTCCTCCTCGGTCGCTGTCACCGTCGGGGCGGCCGTCGCAGCCGGAGCGGCGGGCAACAATTCGTCGTTCGGCTTCTACGTCACGTCTTATGGCGGGGGTGCAGGCGCAGGCGGCGGGAGCACCCTCAGTTACGCCGGTGGCGGCGGCGGCGGACCGTTCTCGGCAGGAGGCGGCGCCAGTGGAACGACCGCCGGATCGGCAGGAGTTCTGGCGGGTGCCGGCGCCGCAGGATCAAGCACGAGCGGTGCCAGCGGCACCGGCGGATCGGACGGCTATTTCGGCGGCGGCGGCGGGGCGTCGGGCGGGAACGGTCCCGGCAGCGGCGGCAATGGCGGGCGCTCTGTCCATGGCGGCGGCGGCGGCGGCGGCGTCAGCGGTGGTGGCGGCGGCAGCAACGGGACGGGCGGGAGTTCCACCTATGGCGGTGCCGGCGGGAATGGCGGCGTGAACGGGACCGCGCCCGGCGGCGGCGGTGGCGGCAATGCAGGCGGGGCGCGCGGTGAAGTCCGCGTGTGGGTGATCGGATGACCTTTTCAGCAATCTCTCTCGTTCCGGGCGACGACTGGTCTGAGCAGATCACCATCACGGACTCGGACGGGTCCGCGATGGATCTGTCGGGGTCAACCTGGACCTATGCCAAGGTCGACTGGTCGACGGGCTCGATCACCCTGACGCTCGATACCTCGCAGGCAGCGTCCGGCATCATCGGGTTTTCGGCGGACAAGAGCCTGACGGGATCGCTTCCCTTCGGGCAGGTCTCGACCATCACGCTCAAGCGGGCCGATCCTTCTGCCTTCGACGAAACGCTCTATTACGCGCCGGTGATCGGCGTTCACGTCAAGACGGCCAATTCGATTTCGGTGGTCGCGGCAGGAACACAGGGCGCCCCCGGCATTGCGTGGCAGGGCGACTGGGCGACCTCGACGGCCTATGCGCTGCGGGATGGCGTCTATGACGACGGCTCGTCCTATCGCTGCATCCTCGCCCATACCTCGGGAGCATCGACCGAGCCCGGAGTGGGAGCCGATTGGCAGACCTATTGGGCCGTGGTCGCGCTCAAGGGCAATCTGACGGCCGAATTCACGGCGGCTGAGACCAACGCGGCCAATTCCGCCACGGCCGCGGCTGCCAGCGCTTCGGCTGCTGCGGATTCGGAGGCTGCTGCTGCAATATCCGAGACCAATGCGGCTGGCAGTGAAGCAGCCGCCGCGGCGAGTGCGTCTGCGGCCTCGACCTCTGAAACCAATGCCGGCAACAGCGCCACAGCCGCGTCGAACTCAGCGACCGCCGCTGCCACGTCTGAAGCCAATGCCGCCACCAGCGAGACCAACGCCGCGACCTCGGAGACCAATGCGGCCGCTTCTGCCGTTGCTGCGGATGGATCGGCCACGTCCTCGGAAGCCTCACGTCAGGCGGCCGATGTCGATGCTGCTCAGGTGGCGACCGACAAGGCGAGCGTGGAGAGCATCCAGTCGAGCCTCAACACGGCGCTGGGCAATGTCTCGAGCTATGATGCGACGCTGGGCCTGCTTTCATCGTCTGCCCGCGCGATCGTTTCGGCCGCCGATGTGGTCGACGTGTTTGTCTATGACACCGAGCGCGACAGCGACAAGGGTCGGTGGCGGAAGAAGACCAAGGCGACGAGCTGGTACAAGGAAAGCCTGACCGGCGCGTGGCTGGGGCTTGCGGCCAATGAAACGGCGGCGCGGGCCATCTCGGGCGCCACGACCGGGGCCTATTACGGCAACACGACGGACGGGAATTTCTACAAGCTCAACGCCGGCTCGGGCCAGACGCAGGTCTATCGCGGCAATCGGGCCGAGTTCCCGTCGAAGGCGCTGATCGTGGCGCGTGCCGCTACGCTCACTATCTATGATCTGGATCAGGCATCGTGCCCGATGTGGACGGTGTTTACTAACAACGTCGGCAACATGACGGGCGCTCTCAACACCATCACCGCTGCATGCCTAGCTGCGATCAACGGCAACATCTATTTCGGGGCGCCGTCCTACGACGTCCACGGCATTGATCTGATCTTAGATCGCAGTTGGCGCAGCGGTCTTGGTATTACCACTGGCGGATATGTCGGACGCATCGCCAACAGGAGCGACGGGGCGTCCTTCGCTACCGTCGGCTGGCAACCTGGAGCCATTATCAGCCGCGCCGTCAACGACGTCGCCGCCACGGTCCTTCCGGGCACCCCGGCCGATCCGAACCGGCTGAACCTGCCTGCGCCGACAGTTGCGGTTGCCACGGCAGGGGGCGTGAGCGTCATCCATTGGGATGGCAGGGTGGCGAACTCGGCCACGACGGCGAATTCCCGCGAAGTCGCATTCGACCCCAGCAATGGCGATCTCATCTGGCAGTTGGATTCCAGTGCAACGCCCCTCTTAGTGGCGCGCCGGAAGTCCTATGCGGTCACGAGCTTCTCTCCGGACCATCTATATAATCGCCAGTCAGACGCTGCCAGCAGCGGGCATTATCCGGGCATTGGCGACGCAAACACCAATCTGCGTCCGGTGTCCGTCAGAGGCGGCCTTGCCGTAGGTTTTTCTGGCGGCCTGAACATCGTCAAGCGCTCCCGGATTTCACAGTATCCGGTCGAGGATGCCGCCGCCTACCTCACGAGCAAATACAACACCGGCTGGCAGGTGGGCTCCATCAAGTTCGCCCTTGCCGAGAGCACCGCAGACGTGTCGAGCCTGGTGGGGGCAACGCCGCTCAGCGATGATTTCTCCGGGTATGCCGACACGGCTGCGATGCTGGCGGCTTGGGCGGCAAGCGCGGGGACCAACTGGTCTCTTTCATCCGGGACTGCATTGCATGCGGCGGGATCGACCGTCCCCTTGGCGAAGGCGGCGACGCTGGTTGTGGGGGCCCGCTATAGGGTTACGGTCACAGTTTCCGGGCGCACTGCCGGTTCTGTAACGCCGCGTCTTGAGGGAACGACAACAGTCGCCGGATCAGCGATTTCGGCCAATGGTGCGAGCTCGCAAAGCCTGATTGCCGTCACGGGCAACAACACGGTCAGCTTCCTTCCGAGCAGCGATTTCGACGGGTCGATCGACAACGTCACCATCCAGCGCGTCGCCACCGACCGCTCTGTTGCCGCCAACCACCCGACTGTGGTGGGAACGATCACCCGTGCTGCGGTCAACTCAGGCGAACTGGCGGCCTATGGCGGGTTCTCCAGCAGCAATTATCTGGCGTTGCCTGCAGGGCATGGGTTCCAGCCAGGAACCGGAGATTTTCTGATTGCGCTGTGGCTCAAGCAGACCGCGACCGGCGCAGAACGGCGCTACGTCCAGACAGATGGGACCACGGGCAACGGCAATTTCTACTTGGGAATCAGCGCCACGACGAGTGTGCCTGTCTTCCGCGCGACCGACGATAACTACTCAACCTCAGACACAATAACAGGTGCGCTCGCGTTTGATGACGGGAACTGGCATCTGTTCATGGTGGTGAGGCGCGGAACCACGGCCGAGCTTTGGGTCGACGGCGTATTGCAGGCATCCGGGACGCTCACGAATGCCAATACCAGCCTCACCAATCTGACCGTACCGTTGAATTTTGGGGCAGGTGTCGGAGGATACGGCGCGATGAGCGACGGGAACATGGCGTTGCCACGCCTTGGCCTCACCGCTCCCACCCCAGCTCAGATCCGTGCCATCTACGAGGACGAGCGCCACCTGTTCGAGAGCGGGGCCAAGTGCCTGCTGCCGGGGGATTCCGTCTCGGCTCTGGCCTATGACGACACGACCGACCTTCTGCATGTCGCCACCACTGCGGGCTCGGCACGCATCAAGGGGCTGACGGTCTCCGACACGGACTCGACCGTCTATACCGGCATCGATGCAAAGGCGGGGATCACCACCACGCGGGACAGTGACAGTGCCGACATCTCGCTGCCTTCCATTCCTCTCAGGGAAGCGGCGGCAGCGGGGATCGGCCACAATGGAGGCCCGCCGCTCTATGATCGCCTCACCGTCGATCTGCCGGGCTGCGGGGTGACAACCAACGCCACGCCCACCGTCATTGCCCGTCTGCCGATGGACAAGGGCGAGGCAGGGGAATGGGTGATCCGCACCGTCGCCCGTGAGTATGCCGATCCCTCCTCCGAGCAACTGGCGGCCTATGAGGACGTTGTGATGGCCTACCGGCCGGGCGAGGGCAACATCGCGCTCTCCGGCTCGTCCACCCAGCGGGTCATCAACGAGGTCACCTCGACCATGGCCGTGACGGTCTCGGCCAACACCACCACGCAGACGATCGACATCACCGCGACCGGCGTCTCCTCGAAGAACATCGAGTGGGGCGTTCGTGCGGTGTTCAACCCGGTGGCAGTCCAATGAGCGATCTCTATAACGATACCCTGCTGCGCCGCTGGTCCCTGACCGAAACGGGGCAGTTCGAGTGCCTTCTGGACGCGGTGGATGTCACGCAGATCTCCACCGCCGACAGGACCGCAATCGAGACCAAGAACGCCGCCCTGCATTCCGCAGAAACCGACGTTCTCGCCTATGAGGCGGCGCAGCGGGTTGCCGAGCCCGACGCCAGCGTTCCCAGAACGGTCGACGTCACCAATGAGGACGGCTCGACCTCGACCGTCGCCAACCCCGTCTGGACGGTTTATGACGACGCCCAGACGCTGATCTTCGGGGCATCAGACCAGATCAAGGCATTGGCCCGGGTGCGGGCGGGTCTTGCCGCAGATGCCGATCAGGACGCACAGGACACCTATGCGGCCGACCAGGCGGCCATCCAGACCGAATGGGGCGGCGATGTCCCCGTCACCATCCTGGCCGATCCGGTGCCGCGGTCCGTCACGGCCCGGCAGTTCAAGCTCCAGCTTCAGATCGCCGGCCTGAAATCCATCGTTGAGGCGTGGATCGGTCAGCAGGATCCGCTGGTGCAGATCTCCTACGACAATTCTGTGATGTTCGTTCGGGCCGAACCGATGATGGCCACGGGGTTCGAGCAGATGGGGTTTTCCGAGGACCAGATCGACGCCTTCTTCGTAGCGGCGGGGAAACTCTGATGTCGTCTTTCACGGAACAGTGGTCGCTCGAGCCGATAGCCGGCCGCAAGTGGCAGCTTCTGCGCGATCTCTCATGGGAGGTCGGGAAGGAGGGTTCCGGACTCGTCTATACGGTCCGGTCCGGCTTCATCACCGATCTCGCGACCATTCCGGGGATCGTGCGCTGGTGGCTAAATCCGGCCGACGCGCGCTTTGCCAAGGCGGCCATCATCCACGACTGCATGCTCGACGATCTCGAGTGGTCACGCTGGACGGCGGCGGCCGAGTTCAGGGAGGCGCTGAAGGCCGGCGGAGTGTCGAGCATCAAGGCGACCATCATGGGCCTTGCCGTGCTCGGCTGGACCGCGTGGCTGGACGTCAAGGGACGCCGCAAAAACTGATCTTCCGAAAATCCGAGCCGCCCATGCCTGACGCAGTCACCGTCAGAACGATCCTCCTTGCCCTTATCGTGGGCATTGTGATCGCGCTCGTCTCGCCGGTGTCGATTGCTCTCTCCTATGCCGAGACGTGCCTCGCCTCCTGGTACCAGCGTGGCGCGCGGACGGCCAATGGCGAGTGGTTCCGACCGGACGGGCTGACAGCGGCGCATAGGAGCCTGCCGTTCGGCACGCGGCTCAAGGTGCGATGGCATGGGCGGACTGTCGTGGTGCGCATCAATGACAGGGGACCGGCGCGCTGGACCGGCCGCTGCATCGACCTCTCGCGCGGGAGTGCCCGGGCGCTCGGCATGATCGGCGCCGGCGAGGGGCGCGTGACGATCGAGAGGGTGGGAGGCTCGAAATGACCGTCATCAACGAATGGAGGCTGTTCCTGCGCCATGCGTGGTCGGTACGGCTCACGGCGATGGCTGTGATTGCCGCGCTCCTGTCCGGCGCAGCCTACGCCTATCCGTTTCTCGACGGATATCTGCCGATCCAGCCATGGGCTTTCGCACTGGTAGGGGCTGTCCTCCAATCAGCATCCGTCATCGTCTCGAATATTGAGCAGAGGGAATTGCGATGATCCCGCGTCCTCCTGACCCGCGCGGCCGCAAACTCATCGGCGCGACGCTTGCACTGGCGATCGCCACGGTCGGTGGCTTCGAAGGCGTGCGGTATGTGGCCTATCGCGATTCCGTGGGCATCCCGACCATCTGCTACGGCGAGACGCGCGGCGTCCATATGGGCGATCGTGCATCGGCGGCAGAGTGTAAACGGCAGTTCACGGCGGCGCTCGGGGATTTTGCCTCCCGCATGAACGCCTGCCTGGTCGATCCGGCCTCCATCCCGGACAAGTCCTATGTCGCCTTTCTGAGCCTCGCCTACAACATCGGCACCGGTGCCTTCTGCCGATCCTCTGTTGCCCGGGATGTCAATTCCGGGCGGCTGGCGAAGGCCTGTGACGACGTCCTGCTTTACGACCATGCCGGGGGCAGGAGGCTTGCCGGGCTGACGATCCGCCGGCGCAAGGAACGCGCCCTGTGCATGCTCGGGATTGGAGGCTGAGATGGCGGAAGTCAAGACTGTGCCGGTGAAGGCGCAGAGGTTCGACGACATCGACGACGTCGACAAGCAATCGGGCGCCTTTAAATACTTCAAGGCTGGCGACCGCTATCCGGCCGGCATGATCTATTCATGTCCGTGCGGGTGTGGTGCGCGCGGCGCTCTTCGCTTCCGGCCGGCTGAACCCGCGCATCCAAGTTGGGAGTGGGACGGCAACATGGAAGCCCCGACCCTGTCCCCTTCCGTCCATCATGTCGGCCACTGGCACGGGTGGTTGCAGGGCGGCGTCTGGAAGTCCTGCTGACATGCGCGCCGATCACCTATGTGCCGCCGCTTTCATCGTCTTCATGCTGCTCGCCATGACGGCCATGGCCTTTATCGGGCCGTGGGTAAACGCGGCGCTGTCTGACGCGCCTTGGCTTTGATTTCTGGAGATATCGCCAATGGGCATCCTCGTCTCATGGATCGCATCACTGCTCATCGGCCGCCTCTCCGATCGCTTCAAACCCTATGCGACGTGGATCGCTGAGGCCGCCGTCATCCTCGCGCTGATCCTCTCCGTCGCGCTCGCCGGCTATGTCTGGCTCAAGGTCCACGACCGCAACCTCCTGAAATCCTACGTCGCCCAGGAGCAATACGCCGCGCTGGTGGCGCAGAAGGCCAAGGCGGAGCATGACCGGCAGATCGCCCAGGACGCGCTCAACGCGTATCGCAAGGCGGCAGAGGCGGATCAGATCGCCCGCGAGCAACAGGATGCGATCGACCAACAGGCGGCAGACGAACACGCCCGCAAATGCAAGGTGGCGGGCAACTGCTATCCGCTCACCGCCGAGGATTGGGACTACATCGAGGGGAGGGGGAAATGACCCGCGCACTCGTCATCGCGCTCCTGTGCCTGTCCATGGCCGGATGCGCCAGCCTCAACCGGCAACTAACAGACGCGTCCGCACAGAAGGCCGTGGCTGAGGCGTCGACCGCGCTGCCCGACCTTCCGGCCGAATGCTACCGCGACACGCCGCACGCGCCACGAACGGTCGGCATCGCCGCCGACGATGCTCTAAAGGCTGAGCGGCACCGCACCGATTGGGCGAACGCCTCCAAGCGCCGCTGTGTGGCTGTCTATACCGATCTCCAGCGGGCTCACGGCCCACACTGAAATACGCAACTGAAGGGCGGGCGGGGACATTATGCCTTTGAAGGATCTTGGCGACATGAGTTCTGACCAGCAACTCGGGGCCCTCATCGTCATGGTCCAGCAGCAGACCGCCGCCCTCGACGAAATCAAGGCGACGCTCATCCGCTCGGACCAGTCCCGGTCAAAGATGCATGAGGCGATCGAATCGGTCGTGCGCGGACAGGACATGCTGAAGCTCGAATTCGTCCACGCCAAGGAGATCGCCGAACACCGCCACACTGCCCATGACATGCGCATCGCCGCACTGGAAACGACATCGGACGGCGTGAAGATGCTGAGAGCAAAGGCGGCTGGTGCGGGTTTGCTGGGCCGCTTCCTGATCGGCATCGGCGGCACTCTTCTGGGCGCCATTACGACCGCATACGGGCTATGGCACACGCTGTTCGGGATCGGCCCCCCGAAATAGGAATTCCGGTTCGTCCCGGATGCGCGCCGGCCGCCTGCCGGCAAATCTGATGCTCAGTCACCCCGCCGGCCGAAAGGTCGCGCGGGGCTTTTTTGCGTTTTGGAGGCGCGTCTCGTATAGGACGCGTCCATGCAGACGATCCAATGGGAAATCGACAACGGCTATCAGATCGGTGCCCATTGCGGCAATCCGGACTGCCGGCACTATGGCCTCCTAGACCTGCACAAGCTCGGGCGTCGGCTCGGCTATGATCATTCCGCCATGCGGGACGAGCTGGTGCCGCACCTGCGCTGCCCGAGGTGCGGGAGCAAGGATATCGCGATCACGATCTCGGCCGTCAATACGGGCCCGCGGTGATCGCTTGAATCGTGGAAAAGGCGTGGAACGGGCCGACGATCTGTTCAACCCATTGAATTCGTTGAGGCAGGCGACGCCTTCACACGGGAGGGGTCACAGGTTCAATCCCTGTCGCGCCCACCA